AAGATATATCAGAGAATGGGTTTATATGGACCCAGGTAGTAAGCGAATTATGGTTGTCCAAAATAAAGAAGGTAAACCTGCAGAATATAAATCTGAAGAAGAAGCTGAAAAGAAAGCAAAAGAAATAAAAGGCGCAGTTATAAAACATGATGGTAAAATTTATGTTCAGGTAAAACAAGACCCAACTATTCGAAAAGCTACAGGTATGGATAACTTGCAGAAAGAAGCAGATGAAAGAACACCTCGTAAAAAAGGACAACATAAAGGTAGTTCTAGTCATTCAGATTTGTATACAGATGAGGATCCTCGTGGTACAATACATGGATTAGGATTTAAAGATGCAGCAACAGCAAAGAAAGGAATAAGTATTATTAATAAGTCTGATAGAGAACATGCACATAAAGTACAAGCAACATTAGTTATGCAACAAAGAGCAAAAGAAGCTATTAAAAGAACAAAAGATCCGGAAAAGAAAGCAAACCTAAAACAAGCTTATGATATATGGACAGCGCATTTAGAAAAACTAAAAGCAAAAACTAAAGAGATGAACAAATGAAAAGTTTTAAAAATTATGAAGTACTAACCGAAGCCAAGAATACTCACATGACACATATTGAGGACTTGGTATTAGACGGTGGAGTTAAGGGGGCACGCCAGGCTATTCTAGCGCTAAGATCTTTGAGGGATATGCTTTCAGGTCATGCTAAATCACCAGTAGATGTGACCGTTAAATGGGACGGTGCCCCCGCTGTCTTTGCAGGTGAAGACCCAAGCGATGGACAATTCTTTGTAGCAAAGAAAGGTATATTTGCACAAAATCCAAAAGTATATAAGAACCATGACGATATAGATGATGACACAACTGGTGACTTAAATAAAAAATTAAAATTAGCATTTGATAATTTAAAAGATCTTGGGGTCAAAGGTGTTATCCAAGGTGACTTTATGTTTGATGGAAGTGATTTAAAAACTGAAACAATCAATGGACAAAAAATGAAAACCTTTCATCCAAACACAATTGTGTATGCAGTTCCAGTTGGAAGTAAATTAGAAAAAACTATTTCCAAAGCAAAGATTGGTATCGTCTGGCATACTAGTTATTCTGGAGGAACATTCGAAACTATGCAAGCAGAGTTTGGAGGAGATATAGTTGGTAAATTAAAAAAGAGTTCCAATGTATGGATGGTGAATGCAGAACTAGAAGAACTATCAGGTAAAGCAACATTTACTCAATCTGATAATTTAAAAGTCACTAGTCTATTATCAGCAGCTGGTAAAATGTTCCAGAAAATATCTTCTGGTGTATTAAAAGAGATAGAACAGAATAAAGAATTAAATCTTGTTATAAATGTTTACAATAATACAATGGTTAGAAAAGGTGTAAGGATTACAAATACAAGAAAACATGCAAGTGGATTAATTAAATTTGTTGAAGATAGATATGCTAAACAAATAGATAAGCGTACTTCGCGAAAAGGAAAAGATATACAAATAGCAAAAAGAGATGAATTATTAGCATTTTTTAGTAAAAAAAATCTAAAAAACTTACAAAATATCTTCGATTTACAGAATTTAATCGTCGATAGTAAATTAATTATTATAAATAAACTTAACAAACTAAATAATATTGGTACGTTTGTTAAAACAACGTCCGGATTTAAAGTGACCAACCCAGAAGGTTTTGTTGCTGTAGATCGCATGGAAGGTGGAGCGGTTAAGCTTGTTGATAGATTAGAATTTTCTGCCAACAACTTTTCCAAAGATATTATAAAAGGTTGGGATAATCCCAACTAAATGGGAACCGAGGATAAATGAAATCATTTAAAGACTATTTAGTCGAAGAAACAAAATTAGTAACTTTTGCATTTGGTAGATTCAATCCGCCGTCGATTGGTCACGAAAAGGTATTCGATGCAGTTAAGAAGTTATCACGTGGCGGTGTCTACAGAATCTACGCATCTAAGACAAACGACAAAAAGAAAAATCCCCTAATATTCAAAGATAAAATTAAGTTCATGAGGAAAATGTTTCCGAAGCATGCACGTAATATTATGGCTGATGCAGATGTAAGAACAGTATTTGATATTGCTGTTAAGTTATATGACCAAGGATTTACAAAAGTACAAATGGTTGTTGGAAGCGACCGTGTTAGAGAATTTGATACATTACTAAACAAATATAACGGTGTAAAAGGTAGACATGGATTCTACGAGTTTGAAGGAACAATAAACGTTTTATCTGCAGGGGAAAGAGACCCAGATGATGAAGATGCTGCAGGTATGTCAGCTTCTAAATTAAGACAATACGCATTAGATGGTGATAGAAAACAATTTGCATTTGGTATTGGTACAGACGTTGCTTCTCTTGCAAACGATTTATATAACGCAGTTCGTAAAGGTATGGGATTAAGAGCAGAGTCAAGCCAACCACATACACAATTAGAAAAAGTTTCAGACATTAGAGAAGATTACGTACAAGAAAAGATATTTAGAATTGGAACTAAGATTCGATTAAAAGAAACTGGACAATCAGGTAAAGTTATTATTCGTGGTTCTAATTATGTTATAGCAGAATTCAATGGTAAAAAGAAAAGATGCTGGTTGGATTCAATTGTAGAATATGCAGGTGAATGGGGAACAGATGAGTTAACAAAAAACTATGCTGACAATACTCCAGGTCAAAAAAATATGTCTTCTTACAAAAAACTAAAAATGAAAAGAGAACATGATGGTTTAGAAGAAGACGCAAAAGAAGATTTTATAAAATTAGCTGCTAAGGGTTTTCGCGCAATGGCAAAAGAATTTAGGTCAGATAGACTTACTGCTTCTCTTGCAAATAAAGCTGCTGACCTTGCAACAAAAGGAATGGATGCGTTTAAAAAATGGTTTGACAGTATACCTTCTGATGATAAACTATTACTAGCAGCAGAGATTGGATATTATACTAAACAAAAAGATAGTACAATCGAAAAGATGTTAGGATATAAATTCTACGAAGCTAAACATAAAGAAAAGAAAAGAGATACGCATGGTGATAAGTTAAGAAAAGACTTTGAAGCTAATCCTGGAGACGGGGATGATTCAACTGATGCTAAAAGAAGAGCACAATTTAACAAACAAGCTGAGATGGATGATGACGATCCAAGAGCATATAAAGATGCACCTGGTGATAAAAAAGCTAGAAAGAAAGGATTAAAACCATCTAAGTTTACAACGAGGTATAAACAAATGTATGGTGAAAGTATGACATTCGAGGACTTTGTCGCAGAAAATAAAGGACAAGTTCAAGCTGCATTGAAAAAGAAATCAAAGGCGACTGGGGTTTCTATGAGTATATTAAATAAAGTTTTTGACCGAGGATACGCTGCATGGAAAGTTGGACATAAACCTGGTACAACTCCAAATCAGTGGGGACTTGCTCGTGTGAATTCTTTCTTAACTGGTGGACCAGTTTGGCACAAATTTGATAGTGACCAAGCTAAGTTAGCAAGAAAAGGCGGATTTAGTCCGAAAGGATAATGTCTGATTTTAAGTTAACTCCAGCAAGAGAGAAAGAATTAGAAAAGATTGCAAAAGATTTACCAGATAAATCGTTTAAAGATAAATATGGTAAAGATTGGAAATCAGTTAAAATAGCTACTGCTATGAATATTTTAAAAAAGAAATTAGGTTTTAAAGAGGAAAATAAAATGAAATTTAAAGAACTAAGAGAAAAACTTGGTAAGATGTCTGGCTCTAAGTTAACTGGCCAAGAGATTTCTGTATACTACAGAAAGAATCCAAAGGCTAAGAAAGCTGCTAGAGATCCTAAAGTCAAAAAGGCGATTGAGTTTGCTTTAGACCACGGTGGTGCTATGACTTACGCAATCAAAGAAATCGAAAAGATGAAACGTGGATTAGCAAGTCATCCAGAAGTTGCTAAAGCATTAGAGTTTGCAAACTTTGGTGAAGAGATAGTAAGAGAAGCTTTATCTAAGCTTTCACTAAAAGAAGGAACTTGGCACATACCAGATACAATTGAAGAATTAAGAATGGTTATTGCACTACTTGCTAGACCAAGATATGCTAAGAACGCAAATGATGTTAAAAAACTAATATCGGTATTACCGATTGGTGATGATTCTTTATACGATATATTAGATTCTTATATGTATGAACCAGGTGGAACACAAGAAGTAGATAGACCTTTAAAGAAAGCAACTGGTACATTTAAAAACGGAGTAATTAATATGTCACACATTATAGGTGATACATTAGTTCAAGAAAGATGGATAACTGGTAAAAGAAAAGGAAAAGCTTTTGATGTGACTGGTCACTTCTTTGGTTATATTTTTGGAGATGATAAC